GTCCAAAACCACAGCGACCGAGTAATCAGACCGAACCCCTTCCGCTGTATCGCAACCGAGGACATAGGTTTTCTTCGGGTCATACTCCCGATAGATTTCCAATTGGCCTTCCGTACGCAGCGGCTCCGGCGCGTCATTGAGCATTGCATGGATTACGTTTAAATCGAACGGGGATCCGCCAGAAGCCAAGAAGCAAGTGATATCGTCCTCGGGATACTCCTGTGCGAATAATTCTTTTAAGTCCGCCTGCTTAAATCGCCTGAAACCAATTTGCTCCGCGGTGATATCAACGCCGTAAAGCCTTTTAGCTTTCTTGATAAACTCCCGCTCCTCGTCGGTGTAGTTCTTCGCTGGTCTGCTCACGTATTGCCCGTCTACGTACCACGGGAAAAATATCTTTTCATAGAAGTCCTTCGGGTTCACCCAGTCCCGGTAAAAGTGATTGCCCATTCCGTTCGGAGTGGTTTCGAAAGTCACAATCCCGGTGTCGATAGGAACCGCCTCTAGTGTGGCTTTTATGCGTTTTTGATCCGCAAATGCTGCCTCTGAGATGTGCAATCGATTGATCGTACCACCTCGAACTTCAAGGTCAGCGTAGATTGTTGAGTTAAGGTCAGGGAATATCATTTCGTACTTCGACCCACCCCCACGGTCTAGGCGTGGCTGAAATTCCGGGGCCATGAATTTGTACGTAGTCTTGGCGATATTGAAAAGGGTTTCTAGGCCATCATTATCGTGAGCGAGAAGGCAAGCAGTGCGATTTTTATGAAAAAACACATCGTCACATGCCTTAATAATCTCGTTCGTTGAAACCCCGCCCTGCCGGTACTTGAGGATGCGCTTACGCTTTGAGTTTGAGTCGTTGATGCGCTTCTGGATTCCATTCTCATGAAATTTGATTAGTTTTCCGCGCTTGTCTACTATCTTGTAAAGGTGCCCTATGCGCCAACGCCAGTCAGTTATCCTCTTCAGCTTCTCCAGATTCATACTTCTCGATTAAGTCCACGACCGGACCGTTGAGGTTTAGCGTCCCACTCACTTCGTGCTTATTCTCCGTCTCGATCCTGTCTCGCCAGTGGTGCCGGTTCTTCATGTTGAAGATCCAAACCGTAGCGTTAAAGCCATCGATTTTACCGGCCATCCCAGCCAGGCCAATACGCTCCCAAAAAATCCGGTTGGCCTCAAATGCTTTTCTTTTGGCCTCTAAAAACTCCGGGTGTTCTTTCTCCCAATTGTACAGGGTCGCGGCCCAAGTACCTACAACTACAGCGAAAGTCTCATAACTTAGCCCTTCTTCGCCCATATGTTTGATGAGCATTTCGCAATACTCGGGTTTGTATTTCGTGGGCCGTCCGCCATTATTCTGCTTGGGTTGCTGTGTGTTCAAGGTCTAGTTCCCCCTTCGGTCGCTTATCGGGTTCTTTCAGTCCACGGTAAAATCTGTTCATGCAGTGGATGTCCATTAAGAACTTTCCGAACATATCCGACCTTAAAAACCCAATAAAAGCCTCCATGTCTTTTGGAAAGCACTTCCCCCCGTATCCGAACTTCGTATCTGGACCAGGCACCGCAGTATGTGGCTTGTTGATATGCCCCGAGGCCGTAACGCCAGATATCACCCTATCATAATCAAGGCCCAAGCGCTCACAGTGCTCGTAAATGCCGTTGAAATAAGTAACCTTTAAAGCCCCGAAACAGTTATGGGCGTATTTCACCATCTCACACTCAGAGTTTTTCATCGGTATTTTGTGATGCGCGTCAAACAGCCTGGAAATTATTCGCTCGCCTTGTCTGCCATATATCAACGGTAGCGTCCGCATGTCTTGTTCGGCCCGTCTCTCGGTCAGGAACTCAGGGAAGGCGATGACGTTGGCCTTGTACTTCTTAGAAAGCATGTCGCACGTTCCGGGCAGGACTGTGGAGCGAATGAATATTGGCCCTGCGTATCTTGGATGCATTTTTAATATCGTCTCAATTATGGAAAGGTCTTGCTTAAACCCCTTGGTCGGGACCGGGACGCAGATAAATATTGCCGAAGGACCAAGAACAACATCCTCGCGCTCCTTAAACGGGTCCACGCCTTGAATTTCGTGTTCCCTGGCGAGTAAGTAACGCTCTAAAGATCCGCCGACGACGCCCAGCCCGTAAATTGCCAACTTCATCGAACCCCCGTAGTCTAGTTTAAGTATATGCACATCTGCTTAGGCAATTCATCTTTTGAAGAAGAACTGGGAACGCGCGGGACCTGCCGAAAATGTAAAGCCGCTTATGCCAGGCGATATCGAAAACGAGCTGCAGACAAAAAGAAAGCTAGAAAACGATACCTCCAAATTAAAGGGTCCAGGATGTTATGGGCCAAAAGCAGGGTTTTCGTGTATGTCAGATCCGGGAAATTGCCGCGACCTGAAACCCTGACTTGTGTGGATTGTGGAACAAACGCGGAGTGTTATGATCACAGGGACTATCGTAAGCCATTTGAAGTCGATCCAGTGTGTTTTTCCTGCAATAAAAAGCGTGGACCAGGTTTAAATCGACGTTAGGCGCCCACCAATCCCCGTAAATCAAAGGAAAATAATGTACCGATGAACTGGCCATCGACCGGCCCAAAAGACGACCGCGGCCCCTTCCTGTAAAGATCCCCTGCTTTGTAGTAAACCACTCGGTCCATATCTCTAAAGTAAACCACGAAGCCCGATGGGACGTTCCATTTATTGAAGGTGTCGACCATTTTTAACTGACCTTCGTCTATGTCAGAATACGCGAATCGATCCCCGCCGAACGATTTGGTGTCGAAATACCCAACTATGCCTTGCGGTGAAATTACCATGAAGTCGAGCAGGCCCTTAATTAGTTGAAGGCGACCGGCCCAGGTATGACGACATGATAAGGGGTTTTTACGAGCGAACAGGCCGTTGGCGTGTGCCCGTTCTAAGAAGATTTCCTCAAATGCTTTGCCAAAGTCTCTACCCTTCACGGGTCTAGGTCAGCGGATTACGAGCTAGTTGTCAATTTTCTTTCGTGGCTTTCGGCCTTCTAACCACTCGATGAACTCGGGATTAAATTTGGCGACGTCTGCCTTGAGCCTCGCGTACCGCTTATCTGGCGATTCGACTTTCTCGGGCTCATTGTGTTTGTGCTTCTTCTTCTTTCGCATGGGGCCAGGACATACGATTTCTACTGATTTGTCAATTTACGACAGCTCACCTGAAGGTCCCAAGCGTCGCGACATACCCACTCTTTACATCCCTGAGAGCAGCTTAGGCGATAACAGGTTTTAACAGACCCATCAGCGAAGCGAACTTGCTCGGTTGGCTTGATCTCGGTACACGCTCCTGCCGGTTCATTCTCACCACAGCCCAGCAATAAAACAATCATGATTAAAATAATCGTGATTATTATTTCGGTACGATAAAGCCTGGCTAATCTTCTCATATTTTTGGCTCGAATTTTTTCTCTAATTTATCGTTTAGGTCATATACGGTGTTTAGTTCTTTATCGCAATTAATGTCACCAAAACTCTCTCTTAATGCCCGCCGCTTTTCACCTGAATCAATTTCGTCTAAATACCTACTAGCTAAGTCTAAAGCTGTTCCTAATGCCAAATATTCTTCACGTGACACCGTGATACGGGCCTTTTTGATTACCAACCTTTTACGTTTTTCTTTGGCTGGTAAGTTTAAACTGTCCAGCAACTCACGATCATAAACCTTCATTTCACCCTCCGTACTTCTTTTTCTGCCACGCCTTCCAAACATCGTGTGGCATCCAGTCTGAATCATGCACCAAGTATGTCCCAGTTCTTACGATCTCCAGGAGATCGTCTAACTCCACGCCTGAATCTAAAAGCCCTTGAGTCGATGCTTGGAGTTTGTTGTATGCCGAGTTTCTTCTCCCGATCTCGTCGTACCAGTCAGGGCCTTCGGCGGCGTTGTAGTAACTCATTTCGTCCAGTAGTTTTTTGAAAAGTTCTATAGGGTCGGTCATTTGTTGGCGCTCATTTTTTTCTCCTCATGTTGTTCTTCGTATCCTCTATCACCATCTCTACTAACTCCTGAACCATCTTTTCTAAATTCCTACGATGCGAGTTCGACGTTGTTTGTGCGCTTATGTAAATCCGTACCGTATCGAACGCCAATTTTGTACTATCTGACATCTCGATATCGAACGGATATTTTTTATCTATCATATTCCCACCGGAGCGACCATCACCCGAGAAAAACTCGATGGCTGAATTACTCTAATCGTAGTGTCGGCTGCCTCGTACGGAGTACATTCACTTTCTCCACTGCTCCGGTAAAAGTAATTTCCCGCCGGAACCCACGGCTCGACATCAATCGGGTACTCGTAGAAAACCCCCTCGAACTGAAACACGTAAACGTCTCCACCTAAGTGAAGTGGGTAATCGAACTCCTCACCTACTGGAGTCGTACATTCAGCGTCGCTAAATACGAGCCCAGCCGAGTCTCTGAGTTCTCCGTTCGCTGGGTTGATCGCGTAATGATAGCTCGGATCTATCGCGTCTTGTACCCATACGCAATCTTCGTCCGCTTCGATAAAATACCCAACGTCGTTCCCATCGGCGTCAGTTAGCATCGTTGCAGAAGGTACGCTGTAAATATCAGTGGTCGCGCTACGGCAGTTCAACCCACTGACCTCTGCCGATAGCTTATTGGTCGCCGTTTCTTTACACCCCAAGGATATTAGGGCGAGAAAAATCGAAACCGTTCTATTACTCATATCATCCTCCTATTTTTAGGTTTACACTTTCTTCGCAGCGTCTTTCAGAGCCGCTCGAATGAGGGCCGAAAGGTTCACCCCTGCTATTTGTAATTTGCGAACATCGTCCTCACAGGCCCGAGCCGCAACCAGTACAGTCTTTTCTTTCTTCGGGATCTTAACTCGATTCACTACTCACTCCCCTTATAAGCTAAATCCATCACGACGAGCGTGCTGGTCTAAAATCGTATCTATCTGACGAAGTGCATCTGCTGAAAAATTTGAGCGATCTTCAAAGGCCCAGAAGTTCAACCCTCCACCCTGCCGAACTAACCCCTGCTCCTCACCGTTAATTACAGCTAAAGCCTGAAGGTTAAGCCCGTTATGGCTGACCTCGATTACTCGCATTCTAACTAGAAGTTCCTTTCCCTCTTGATTTCTCATCTCTATCCCTCCTCTTCTAATACTGGCTCTGCCCACACGCCGATAATAACTACCTGAAGCTGCTCTAGCTTATTAGCTCTTTCTAGCATCTCTTCTCTTGTGTTAAACTCTTCGATAGTTAGTTCTTCGTGAAAAACTTCGTCCCTATATGCTATGAACCACTTTGTAGTTAACTTACTCATCTCTTTCTCCTATAAATACAGTGTATAACAATCGTATAACAAAGTAAAGAAAAATTAGCCAGCTCTATGTTCGATTTGACCAGCGATATACCGCTAGATAGAGTTCTCGGAAGGGGGATTTATGTCGAAAAAGCTAGTAGCAAAGCCGAAAGAAAAGCCAGTATCAGTTCTAAGGGTGACCTGTAGGGCCGCTGCAATGGTTCCTATCTCGAAATTAACAAGGCTTCAGGGCGATCTCAAAACACTAAGTCCAGCCGATAGAGAAAGGCTAAAGAAGTCTCTGGTCGAGAATGGGGTCTCGTTCCCGGTTCATGCGTGGGATAGCGGTAAGACGATCTATATACTCGATGGCACACAGCGCACCGATGTTATCCGAGAAATAGCTGGAGAGGAATTTAAGGTGCCTGTGGCCTGGGTAGAAGCGAAGGACAAAAAGGAGGCGGCTCGAAAGCTCCTCGCGGCTGCTTCTCAGTATGGAGAGGTAACAAAAGACGGACTCCTGGAGTTCGTAAAGGAGTTTAAGATCGACGCAGCCTTACTGATGGATAACTTCCGATTCCCAGAAATCGACCTTAGCAAGTTCGTTCAGGTAAACTTCCCGACATACTCCGATGGAGAGTCTGAGGGCGGGGACATCTATACCAAGAAAATAGCTATCCCAGTCTACGAGCCAAAAGGAGAGGAGCCGAAAATATCGGAGCTTTTCTCAAACGAAAAGGCCGAGGCGTTAGTAGAAGAAATCGAGAAGGCTAAGATCGACCCCGACGTTAAGGAGTTTCTTATACGAGCGGCGCAGAGACACGTAGTTTTTGACTATGAGAAGATCGCCGAGTTTTACTGTCACCAACCGAAGAAGGTTCAAGACCTTATGGAAAAATCCGCTTTGGTCCTAATCGACTTCGATAAGGCTATCGAGAACGGTTTCATTAAGATGGTCAAGGATATTGCAGAGGTTGCAAATGTCGACGAAGCATAAAGACTTCGCCGTTTTTATTCTTACACATGGTCGGCCAGATCGGGTCTATACCTACGATACTTTGCGAAAATATGGATACACTGGAAAGATTTATTTAATCGTCGACAACCTAGACGAAACTCGACCGGAGTATTTGAAGCGCTATCCGGGGGAAGTTGAGATTTTTGATAAACGGAAAATAGCGGAGGACGTAGACTCCGGAGATAACTTTGGAACATTGCGCGGAGTTCTTTACGCACGAAACGCCAGTTTTGAAATAGCGAATCGGCTCGGATTAAAATACTTTGTTCAACTCGATGACGACTATATGCAGTTTCGATTCAGGTTTAATAATCTCCTTAATTACAATAGCGGTTGCAGAGCAATAATTAGAAATATTGATGACGTATTTCCGCCGTTCATAGACTTTTTAAAATCAACTCCAGTCACGACTATAGCAATGGCTCAAGGTGGAGACTTTATTGGCGGAGAGGGCAATGCCTGGGCGCAGAAGGTCCGCATGAAACGAAAAGCAATGAACTCTTTTTTTTGCGCCACAGATCGTCCGTTTAAATTTTCTGGAAGAATTAACGAAGATGTGACTGCCTATACCGGACCGGCCAGCACTGGAAATATATTCTTTTCAACTAATCAGGTTTCGCTGGAGCAGATACAAACACAAAGCAATCCTGGCGGACTGACGGAAATATATTTGGATTTAGGAACCTATGTAAAGAGTTTTTACTCGGTCATCTTTTATCCGTCCGCCGTAAAGGTAACCGTACTGAAGGACCGTCGCGGGTCCCGCCTTCACCATTCTATATCCTGGAAGAACACCACCCCGATGATCCTTCGAGAAGAATTTAAGAAACCCTAATAATTGTTAGATGTTAACATTTTTGGTAACTTTTCTAAAAAAGAAGTTTACCTTTATCGAGTTTCAAAATAAAACCATTCAAAGTCTAAGGGCCGGGAAATTAAGGGTTCGGCCCTCCTAGACTGACTAAGTCGCTCTGGCTAGGAGCTCTTAGTCTCACGGAACGTCGGATGGATCGTCCCGCTTAAAGCGGAAAATAAGAAAATCCTCCGTAGATGTCCAGAAGTTTTGAGGGGGATTTTTGTCTACTGACAAGATAGTGAAGCTACTTAATCTGACGACCTCGACGAACGACGGAGAGGCTCTCAACGCCATTCGTATTGCGAACGCGATAGTCCAGAAAAGTGGCTTGTCTTGGGAAGCCCTAATCACTCGTGGAGTAGCGTCCGAAAAGCCTGCTGAACCTGAACACACAGAAATCTCAATCGAAGAAATGTTCGCCTTCATTCATAGGAATGCGTGGCCTGGGTTTGACCCTAGTTTTGTTTTGTCGATTGAGGAGAAATTCAAACGCACAGGTAGGCTTACAGCACGACAACGAATGGGACTAATCAAAGTTTATAGAGCAATTAAAAACGACATCGAGGGGGTATAGATGGCGAGAAAAAAACAACTGATAGAAATAGAAGTCGTAAATTGGAGGGAACATAACCCTTCAGAAAATACGTCGCAGTGGTTCAAAATTTCTACGAAAATGGTCCGGTCAGCTAAATATACGAGCCTAAGTCGCAGCGCGAAATTGCTGTGGATTAGACTACTCTCGGAGTGCGCCGTAGAAGGCTCAGAAGTGATTCGGGTGTGCTCCAAAGTTGTTTCTGGAGAGCTCGGGGTGTTACCCAGAAGCGTTTCTAAACTACTTCTGGAGCTACAATCGAACAAGTGGATTCGCATAGTTAGCGTTGGCACGATTCTTCCTCTTAAGAAAGAAGAGAAGATAAGAGAAGAAAAGAATATAGGCGGGAGCGATGAACGCCCGCCTGCCCTCCCGACAAATGTCGCATCGGGCAAAAATTTGCAAGCCGTTGGTGATGTGCCACCGAAAAAAACACGTGGTGCTAAAAACCCGACCCCCCGACTTCCGGTCG